GGAATATCGGCGGCGATGGCGTCGAGCGTGATGGCTGTAGACAGCTCGCCATCAAGGGAGGCAGCAAAGTTGTTGTAGAGCCGGATACCGCCTAGGTCATCGACAAAGACAAACCACTTGCCGCTGCTTTGTTTGGTGCTGTTGGCCCAGCCGTCTGTGCCAACAAAATCAAGGTCTACGCCACTGGTACTGGTAATTTCAACCTGGTCGCCGCTGATTAGAAAGCCAGTTTCAAAGTCAAAGCTGAAGCGGCGGCGGCTGACGTTGATGTCACTGGCATTGACGACAGACAGCTTTTCGCCTTCGCTGCTTTTGCGGCGGAGGGCGACGCGACCGTAAGCGCCAAGGTAAGTGGACATTAGATGGCCACCCCAGTTACGGCGCCAGTGCCTTGGAAGCTGATTTGAGCGCTGACCACTTCACCGACGTTGACGCCATAAGACGCGCTGGTGATGAAGGCGTTGATGGTGATGGTCTTGCTACCGAGCGCCAAGACGAAGGCGATGGGGGAAGTGCTGGGGGCGCCAGTGCTGATGACGCGCTTGACCTGCGTGGCGGCATCGTTACGGGCGGCGGCGTCTTCGTAGTACAGCAGCGTGGCTGAGCCGCTGTATGAGCGGATGCCGGGCGTGTAGCTGCGGTCGTTGTCGCCCAGCGTGGTGGTCTCCAGCATCTCAAGGTCGGCCTGCAGGGACCAGTTGGTCACCTTCACTTGCGTGGTGCCAGCGATGCTGAGGCTGCCGTCTTTGCCGGTGTAGAACTTGCTCATGGTTTCATTTTAGATGACGCCCAACAGCTCGACTGTTACACTGCTGCGCCCTGGCTTGACATTGGTGACGGCGGGCGCTTGGCTGTAACGCCAGCGCAATCCTGTTGGCGCGTCGATGGCGTCGCGGTTGCCGCTCCAGCCGGTGAACGACTGGTCGGGCAGTGTGAAGGTGGTAAAGGTGCCCTTGGTTTCGTCGAAGTGGTCCAGAAATTGTTCGGCCTGCGCGTCGGTGATATTGTCAAAACTCAGCGATAGCGCCATGCCGTTGCGGCGGCTGCCGTACAGGATGCGAGTTTCAGCGCCAGACTGCGACTTGTACGTGCGTACCGGAAAATCACCAGCCTCGTAGCTGCGGGTTGTTGGCACCAAGGTAGGAAATGGCATCGTCAGTCAGTGATGAAGTTGCTTTCCGACAAGATGTCCAAGCAAATCAGGCTGTTGTCGGTGGCAGTGCAGGGGAACTCCACGGCGACGACATCGACCAGTCCGTCTTCATTCAGTGTAAGTTGTTCGACCATGTAAACGGTGCTTGAAACCGTTGTGTTGGTCACAGTGAATACTGCGCCCCATAGAGCTGTTTCGACGGCTGCGCCATTTGCGACGGTCAGCGTGGCGCTCTTGATGTCATCATCAGCCTGCAGCCAGTAGGTGATGGGGTAGCGGCCATCTACCAGCTCCACGGCAGAAGTGATGGCGCCTGTAGCACTGATGACGCCGTTGTTGGCTGCTGCGTATGGGCTGGCCTGCGTGATGACCTTGATATAGTCGCCGGGGGCAAGGTCGATGCCGAAGGGGCTGGTCTTGAACTTGACCACATGCGTCACGCGACGACGCAGAGCCATTAGGTAACGCGCCACCAAAAAGGCGTGGTCGCGGCTGGTGCAGAACTGGCTGAGGTCAAACGATTCAACCGAGTGCAGGTCTGAATCCGGTTCGCTCCAGCGCACGGAGATGGATTGCTCTTCTGGTAGTTGGTTGCGGCGTTCAATGCGGTACTTGACAACGGCTTGGAAGTCTTTGCGCTCTTCGCTGCCAAGGAACTCCAGCGAGAACGACTCCTCGATGATGTTGCCTGATGTGAAGAGCTGTTTGATGGTGACCGGCGCTGTTGACAGGTAGCCGCCAGACGTGACAGGCAGCGCAGGGACAATGCTGAACTTACCATTGGCAATGACAAAATTGCATAGGAAGAACGAGGCGTTGTCCGCAATGAACTGCCTGACGTTTGTTGGCTGGGAGATGGCGCCGTCAAAGTACAGCTTGTTTGCATCAAGAAATCGAGCGGTGCGTGCAAAGTCTGCGGTGTTAATCAACTCGGGGGAGATGACACTACCAACGCCAGCGGTTTTGTCTGTCAGCAAGTAGTAGACCAAATCGCAGAACAAGTTGCTTGGGCCGATGCCGGTTTGATCTGGATGGAATCGTTGCACGCTGATGCCATCAGCAAGCCAAATGCGCACTTGCTCGACGCTGTTGAACGTATTGGATGACTTCAGCGCGAGGCCGCAGAGGCTTGTCTTTTCGTACAGGGGCACCTGCGGGTTGGATGTAATTTCGTTGACGTAGACAATTTGATGTTCTGGTGAGCTTTCGTTGGACTTTTGCACCAGTGAGCCATACAGGCTGATGTCCGCAATTTGGCTGTTCTCTTCAAAGATGCGTGTTGCCGTGCTGACTGCTGGCACGATTGTTTCAACCATCGACGCAATGCGGAACACAATCCCGACTGTTGCGCCTTGTTGATAAAACGGGTTGCCGGGGCTCACCTGCAGTTGATTGCTGAACTCGTCCGAAGAGCGCCACGTGCCAACAGTCTGCGCAGGGTCAACTGCGTAAGTGGTGTCCCACTGTTGCGTTTGTCCTGGGAAGGCTTGTTGGTTTTCGATGGGACGCGGAATCACCCTGCCGGTTGCTACCACGACGGTGGTGCCGCCTGAAGAGCCAGTTGCTGCAAATGTGCTGGTGCGGATGGTGCCGATTGAATAGTTTTGGGCGCTGCCAAATAGTGCATGTTCGTATGCAGATTCTCGACCGCGTGGCTGGACTGCGGCGGACGTGCTGGTGACCAGCAAAAACAAGCCAACTTGGCTAAAGCCGTAAGGCTGCGCCCGCACGTTACCGGCGGAAACCGGAATGCTGATTTGGATGGTCTCATTAGGGCTGAACCCAGACGAGCTGGAAACCACGCGAATGGATTGAACATCCCATATACCTTGATTCGGAAAATATGGATGGTTCGATGGCAGTAGGTTTTGGACGATGCCAGTAAACTCCAGGTCAATCGTTCTGTTGTTTGAAATGTTGAATCCGCGTCTGACGGTTCTGGTTGTGCCAAGCGTATTTGATGGCTGACCGAACAATTCCCAAGTGGTTGCGTTTTGTCTGCCGATCGTTGCAGACGGTACGGAGTACCACAGCAAGTTGCCGTTGGAGTCGAGCCTTGAGAAGTCAACCGTTACGGCACGCGAGCCAGCATCTGTGATGTCGCTTTGGTCGGGCAGATACCTTTGGATGTAAATCTGGCTGGGGATGAGGCCAGTGACGCTGCGGCTGCTGGTTGTGGCACCACTTGCCATTTCGCGGTTAAATCTGATTTCAGACTTGGCTACTTTGCGGCCAACTGCCAAAAGCGTAAACCTGCCGTAGGGGGTGTTATACGTGCTGGCCAGTGTTGTGTCTGCTTTAGCGTCTAGCTGCCAGAACAGCTCATTCTCTGCTGAGTGCCGAGCAATATCAGCGCCAGACTTGGGGACAAATTTGTATTCAAACTGTTGCTTGTCTGGGTGCGTGATGCGGATGAAGTTGTACTGATCCTGCGGCGTTTCGCCTGTAATGCAGAACTGCTCGCCAATCGGCTGCCATGGATATTCATTACCGCTGGCGTCAGTACCAGCAGGGCGCAAGAAAATTGTCCAGCATGATGTGCGGGCAAAATACTGCGACATCGTGCCGCTGGTGATATTGATGTCATCAGCGTCTGAGCGGATAAGGTCTGTCGGTGTCGGCAGCGCAGCAAAGTTGCACAGGCCATTGGCGCGTTGCCACACTTGGCTGCGAATGCCGATTTCAGTTACTTCACAAGCGCGGGTGTTGCGCACCACGCCAAAAGCCACGCGGGTTATTGGGTAGAAACCAGCGCCCGAGTTAAAACCAAGGCCGTTGCTTGCGTTGGTGGTGCCGTTGTCATCGTTGTAGATGCCACGGTTAACCATCTGCTCCGACACGATGCCAATGGTTGCGCCAAGGCCATCGCCAAACAACTCTCGGCAGCGCAGCGTGATCTCTTGCCGCTGGCTTGTTTCCCATAGCGGCCTAGACCGTGATTCCACCACCCATACGGTGCGGCCAATCATGACGGTTTCGCCTACCTGCAGCATGTCGTCCGCTGCTTGGCGCATGTTGGTGACTTCACCATTGATGTCATCAACACGAACGTTGGTATAGGCAGGATCGAGGAAGTAGGTGTTTTGCGGTAATTCGCCGGGGACGATTGAGAATGTTGCAGTGCTGCCAATCGTCGCGGTTCTCAGGTCTGTTGGGTTGGTGGTGGGCTGGTTGTTGAACTTGGTCAGCCCCATGCGGCGACCGTAGTTGCGCCCGACGCCTTTTTGGCCTTGCTTGCGGATGTCGGCTGCTGATGTGGTGATGCCGTAGTCGCCTGCAATCTTGACGCGCTCAGCCGTCAGCACACTGCCTTTGTCGTTGTCACTGGGGATAGAGATGACGCGCCAGTTGACGCGGTAATTTGTGGCGTTGCCGATGGCGGAATACACGCCAAACTGCGCGTTGGCGCTGATGGAGTAGGTGTGGCAAAAGCCGGTGTCGGCTTGGCTGTTGCGCGTCGGGCAGGCAAAAATGTCGTCATTCGCCTCGACATCGCCTGCAGCTAATCCGCCGCGAGTGCCATAAAACAAATTGCGTGATGTGATGCGGAAAAACTTATTGCTGTTGCGTTTCCAGTAGAAGGCAAAGTTGTGCGTGTAAATAATGTCAAGAGCGCTGTTGCCAATAAATATGCCGCCAAGATTCGGTGGGGCAATGCCGTCGCCTAAGCCTTGCTCGCCAACGACAAACAACAGCTTGATGGCTTGTTGCGAACCAAGCGAAAATGACCGCGACCACACCAGCGACGGTGCTGCGAGGATGCCGCCGGTTGCGCCGGTATAACGGCCAAACACAATGGCAATGGCATCGCCAAATGAGGCAAGCGAGAGCTGGCTACTGAAACCGCTCGTGGCGCTGAAACGAT